AATGACAGGTTCTTCCACCGCAGGTTCTTCAGATTGTCCTATAGGATCTACGACTGGTTGGGTTGTGGTTGGGGTGGTCGGCATGGGTTCGGTGAGAGGATTTTCAACAACTGGTTTAGGTGCCGGTTTTTTCCTTGGTTTCTTCTCTTTGACGACAATGACAGGTTCTTCAGATTGTCCTATAGGATCTATGACTGGTTGGGTTGTGGTTGGGGTGGTCGGCATGGGTTCGGTGACTGGTTTAGGTGCCGGTTTTTTCCTTGGTTTCTTCTCTTTGACGGCAATGACCGGTTCTCCAATCACCTTTTCTTTGCCAGTTTTCTCTTTTTTCTCTTTTTTCTCTTTTTTCTCTTTTTTGGTTGGTACAGGTGTTGGTTCGGTAAGACCTTTAACAACACAAAATTTAGTACCAAATATATTTTTTAATTTTTCAGTAGCTTCATCTGAAAATCCTCCATTCAGAAGTTCTTCGACAATTTGTTGAACGATAATCACCTCGGTAATAGGTTTACGTACACGCTTAGCAGCGATTATAATTGCTTGAGTTACTTCTTCAAGAGGAAGAATTTCAGAAACTAGTTTGTCGTTGTTCATTTGTTCATTCATTGGGTTCATTTTGATAATATCTTATAGTGAGTTTATACATTCCATCTATTTCAAAAAAAGAAAATCAATTTTTTGCCTTTTTTTGTTCTCCATTGTTTTTTTTTGTTCTCCATTGTTTTTTTTTGTTCTCCATTGAATATATAAAATGCCGCCAACTTATAATATTATATTCGCAACATTAATGTCCCGTCTATCTGATGTAATGAATCGATTAGGAGAACCAATGCGAGCAAAAGCATATAAAATAGCAGAAGAGTCTATTCTTAGTATGCGTGAAGAGATTCATTCCATAAAAGATCTAGAAAAGCAACCCGGGATTGGGCCAACGATTCGTAGTAAATTACAGGAATATCTAGATACTGGAAACATAAATGTTTTAGAAAGGGAAGAGAACCGTCCGGAAATTGTTCTCTCAAATGTGTATGGTATAGGTCCTAAAAGGGCAAAAGAATTAGTCATACAGGGAATTACTACGATTGAATTATTACGAAAAAACCAAGACCTGTTGAATAGTGTTCAAAAAACGGGTCTTCAATATTATGAAGATATTCAAAAACGTATACCCCGCGAAGAAATTGCTCTGTATGACAAATATTTGATGTCTCTAATGAAGAGGTTGAATCATACCCCCAGTAATAAGAATTACGATGAAAACGCCGAAACAAAATATGAAATAGTAGGAAGTTATCGCCGTAACCAATCCTCTTCTGGAGACATTGACGTTATTCTTACATCATCGGACCCCCAAAATTACGACCGGATTTTGGATATTCTTATAGAGAGAAAAATAATCGTCGAAGTTCTATCTCGTGGAAAACATAAGTGTTTAGTAATAGCAAAAATCCCCGAATCTTCCGTATATAGACGCGTCGATTTTTTGTTTGCTCCTCCAGAACAATACGCTTTTTCTCTATTATATTTTACTGGAAGTAAAGGATTTAATGTCGTTATGAGAAAATATTCTTTACAAAAAGGGTTCTCTCTAAATGAACACGGATTTACACCGCAACCTCGCGAACCATGCTATTTTCCTTCAGAACGTTCTATTTTCGACTTTTTAGGACTTCGTTATATGGTACCAGAAGATCGTTCCGACGGACGTGCGGTGATTCCGGTACATCTTTCCCCTCCATCCAAAACGCCGCCCAAGGGGACAACCACCGATATGAATCCTGTACTACAAAATGTCCCTACCCATGAAACCGCATGTTCTCCTCTTGAGAATTGTAAAGAAAGAAAAAATGTTTCAGACAAAAAAACGCGAAAAAAGAGAGAACCACGTTCATATGGAAGAAAGTCAAAAAGGAACAATATGGACCATTTATCTCAAGAAACAAATATAAAACAATCGTCCCCTATTATAAAAGATATGAAACCGATAGAAGATTTTAAACGACAAGGTATTACCTTATTAGAAAAACTGTCTGAATCCCAACTGAATGAAATGATTGAACAAGCCAATTTAGCCTATTTTAATGAAAACCCAATTCTGTCAGACAATGAATACGATATCATCAAAGAATATATTGCCAAGAAATTTCCAAAAGCCGATGTTCTCTCAAAAATAGGAGCCCCTATATCTGGAAAAAACAAAGTCAAACTTCCATATGAAATGCCCTCTATGGATAAAATAAAACCCGATTCAGGCGCGTTAGAATCTTGGAAAACAAAATTTACGGGTCCTTATGTATTGTCTTGTAAATTAGATGGTGTAAGCGGCCTCTATATATGTGATCAAAAAGGGGGCTATAAATTATATACTCGAGGCGACGGATCGGTCGGGCAAGACATTTCTCATTTAATACCCATACTAAACCTTCCGAAAATCCCGAGAGGCATGGCTGTTCGCGGCGAGTTTATTCTGAAAAAATCGGTGTTTCATGAAAAATACGCGGGCGAGTTTGCCAACGCGCGAAATCTAGTGTCGGGTATCATAAACCGAAAATCGTTGGATGAAAAAGCCAAAGATTTACACTTTGTGACATATGAAGTCATTGAACCCCTTATAAAACCCAGCGAACAATTCAAAATGCTTCGCTCTGAACATCTAGAAGTGGTTATGAATCAGAATGAAGCGAACATCACAAATCAATCCCTTTCTGACATTTTATTAGATTGGCGTAAAAACTACGAATATGAAATAGACGGCGTGATTGTCACAAATGATTATATTCATCGACGTGTGTCGGGGAATCCCGAATACGCCTTTGCTTTTAAAATGGTGCTTTCGGATCAAATCGCAGAGGCGAAAGTAGTAGATGTGGAATGGGAGGCGAGTAAAAACGGGTATTTAAAACCGCGTGTTCGCATAGAACCGATCCGATTAGGCGGGGTTTCCATTGAATACGCGACGGGATTCAACGGCAAATTCATCGAAGACAATAAAATCGGAATCGGCGCGGTCATTATGATGGTTCGTTCGGGAGACGTAATACCATATATTAAATCGGTGACAACACCCGCAGAACAACCCAAGATGCCTCTGTTCCCCTATATTTGGAACAAGACGCACGTAGACATTTTATTGGAGAACCCAGAAGAAGATGTAGGTGTCCAAGAGAAAAACGTCACGCTCTTTTTCACAACATTAGAAGTCGATGGATTAGCCAAAGGGACGGTTCACAAATTATTTAAAGCCGGGAAAACGACAGTGGCCGACATTCTCCAAATGACGGAAACGGATTTTCGACAAATCGAAGGGTTCCAAGAAAAAACAGCGAAAAAGTTGTTTCACGGAATCCGTGACAAAGTGGCTAGTGCGTCTTTGTTAGACATTATGGTAGCATCTGGAAAATTAGGCCGCGGTTTAGGACACCGCAAAATCGCACCCATACTAGAGGCCTATCCCGATGTCTTAACATCTACTAATAGTCCCCAAGAGAAAGAGACGCGGCTAAAGACCATCGCAGGGATTGGCCCGGAAAATGCGCGTGAATTCGTTAAAAATATTCAGAGTTTTCTAGAGTTTTTGAGAACCTGTAATATAGAATCCAAACTCATTCCATCGAAAAAAGATGTCATAAAGGAAACCATGGAGACGGTGCGAGGCCCGCTTAGCGGGAAAAAAATCGTTATGACCAAAGTCAGAGACCCCGATATTATTTCCTTTATGACCAATCAAGGCGGATTGTTAGAGAATACGATGAAGAAAGATATTTTGGCGCTTATTGTAAAAACGAAAGAGGACAAGTCAAATAAAACGGAATATGCCGAAAAGAATGGAATACCGATTCTGACCGTCGAAGAATTTAAACAGAAATATATGTCGTTGGCGTAAAAAGAGGTTCATGTTTCATAAAATAGTTGTAACATTTTATAGTATAATACAAATTATAATACTATAATCGAATCAATTTTGTTGTCAATGTTTTCTAGATATCAAGACTAACTGTATTTCCACGAGAATTATTATTACGTCTTCGTGATCGCTTTGGTATATTACCATTTTGTATATCGGATAAACTATTGGCCGATATCATAGAGTCTATTCCATATTCGCTGGAAATATCAATGGGTGGTGGAGGCGGCTGAAGATTATCATAGGTAGGTGTCGTAAAAGAAGGCTGTGTAGAAGAAGATACTTCAGCCTGAGGATTGATTTTTGTTTTCAATCCAGATAAAATACTGTCAATGTCTGTGCTTGGACCACGCATTTCTTGTCTTACAGGTATTTGCGATTCATTTCGACTATTTACAGGAGCAGGAACGGTACCTCGAGCCATAGCTAAATCGGGTCTACTATAAGACATCTCTCGAAATGACATTTGGCCAGCAGTAGATTGCGTATTGTTTCCAGGTCGTTGTCCCATATTAGACATGGATTTGGTGTCAATAGGAGCTGGCGGTGGCCCCATATTGAGATTGGGTCCCTGTTTTGAATCATTTATAATACTATTCGCCATAGCAAATCCCGGACTTGCTTGCGACATCGAACTTACAGTTGCGTTTGAAAACATTTTCATTAATTCAGGACTTTGTTTAATGACATCGTTAAACGCCGGGGTTGCCGATGAAAGAGCCTTGTTACTGAAATTCACAACGGCAGCAGAGAACCCTAAACGTAACAAGAGTGACAATTCAGGAGACAATTTACCTCCCTTGTATTTATCATGTAATTCGGCAAAAATCTCTTCGTAAGATTCAATATCCTCGCTGACTTGTTCTCCCCATCCATCTAAATTAATATCAAACGGATTAAAAGCAGCATTGGCATATTCAAGCGAATTCACGGCTGTCATAAACCACCATCCCTGTAATTTAATGGAATCTTTCTTTCGTTTATCTTCTAAAGCCGTCTCATATTCATCTTCCACTTCTTCATAAGAACTGTCTAATGTGAAATGAGGGTTGTTTTTAATAAACCCTTTTTCATACCATTCTTCAATCTTTTTGATCATCATACGTTTTTTACGTCGTTTTTCTCTGTCAGACAGTTTGGAACTATTCGAATATCCAGAGGAAGGTATTTCATTCATTTTTGAAAATCCATCCCATGTTTTAGTGTTTCCCATACTTTCAGAAGTAGCGTGTCCTAAACCGGGTTCTGATGACCCCGTATCTCGATTTGTATCTATAGGTTTCGATTCACTGCTACTACTACCTCCTATATTGAAAAAATTCGAAAAAGAACTTCCCAGTCCACCTAGAGTTTTTGTTTCAGTAGAAGAAGCAGAAGCAGAAAGATTATTCAGTTCATTTTCTAATTTGTCTAATTCGCCTAAATCAATATTCATAGAACCCGTCGGTGTTTTTTTCTTATCGTTCATTAATAATTCGATTCCTCCTCCAAAAGAAGGCGTACTGTCTATGTTTAAAGAAATGGGCTCTAACTCGTTTAATCCTAAATCGATTATCTCCATATGTTTATGATATTCTTATAATAAATATTTTTAAGTCCTACGCATCAAAACATATTTATTCCGCCGGTATTTACACTTTTTCATTCCCCAAAAATAACAACAGAGAACCCTTTATGACAATCTATAGTTTCTTATTTTGTGACAACCACCAAACTCCTTGTAAAAAACAATCCGCCAAATCGTCCTTTTTCTTTTTCTCGATTTGAACCCATTGTTCTCCCCCTTTAAAATTCCCTTCTTTGAGAACTTGTTCGCAATAAAAAATACTATCTTTTTTATGTTCCGTATATGTCTGACTTTGCGTTTTTTCGGTGGTTTCTTTTTTCTCTTTTGTAAACATTTTTAATTTATTGGACGAAGAAATAAATTCGATTTCAATGGTTTCATACATCATTATAAAATATTGAGCCAACATCCCTTGTACGGTTTTCATACGACTAGCTAAAGGCGATATCTGGTTCTCAATGATAACCCTATTCAAATCCGGATGTTGTTCTACTAACGAACGAAACACATGTTTCATGGAATGTCCTAAAGAAATCAGATCAGCTTCGCTCGCTTTTTGTTTTCGTTTGATGATGGGTTGGAGAACATGCCCTTTCAAAAACTCATTTATTTTAATTATAATGTCCCCCTTCTTTTTCGGTAATTCGGCGATGCCTAGCTCGGTGGAGAGTGCGATAAGTTCTTCCATATTCATCTTTTTGACATTCTTAAAACGGGGTTCCGGTAAAAAAAGCAGGCGATTGGGTTTACATAATTCCTTGGCGTGTTTGTCACAAAAGACTCTTTCTTCCATCGTGTATTTCCCTTTTTTATGACATGGTTCAAGATTCTTTTTCTGACAGTTACATAATTGCGCGGGTTCTTCTTCTTCTTCGGTCAACAAGGATACAACTTTCCAATCCACAATTTTATATTTATTTTCGGATGTCTCAAATAGACAATAGGCCATGTTTTTGATTCCTACATCAAAACTGATTATTTTCATATATATATATAGAAATTGTTATATATATATCGTTTTTACGCTTTACATTGTAACCGTCTCAAATCACACTCACTCTTAGGTGGGCGGTAAAGTCATATAGAATTACACCTTATAAAGGATGTGTAAAATTGAAACATATTTCGAAACGTAAATTAGAGTTATAGAAATAGAGAAAATGAGAATGAATCGTACTTTTGATATATGTGATTACTTCGCAAACTTGCCTTCTGATATTGAAGAGATCATTGTTTCGGGTAAAAAACTGACCTTTCTCCCTGATTTGAGTCGGTTTACTCATCTAAATCATTTAGATTGCTCGCATAATAACTTGACTGTTTTACCCGAGTTACCTAGTCATTTAGATACATTGGATTGTTCTTGTAACTATTTAATAACTCTACCAGAATTGCCAGAAAGTTTACTCGTATTATTTTGTTTTCATAATAATTTAACTCGTCTTCCTATATTAAAAAATATCAAATACCTTCATTGTTATAAAAACGATTTAATATGTTTGCCCGAATTACCCGAGGTTTTAATAGGGTTGGATTGTTCTCATAATAAATTAACCCATTTACCATTGATTCATACGAATTTGATCATGATTATTTTCAACAGCAATCCCATCTTTGATACATTACTTGAAAATTATAAAAATACGATCCATGAAACGTATTTCCGATGGAATTATAATGCGAATTTTATGAGTTTTAGACAATATATTAGTTCTTATGATTATACGAGTGAACTAATATTTTTAAAAGAGAATATCAGAATTATACATAATTTCCGTTATTTGTTTTATACATTGAAATATAAAACAAAACTACGTCATTGGTTATGGGAAAAAATTCGGCGACCCAAAATTGAGAAAAAGTACCATCCATCCAATTTACAAATCATAATCAATACAATGTCTGAAGAAGACGATTTGATAGAAATATTAGATCAGTGGGAATAAAATGATTACCCCCAACCACTCATCCGATTTCAAGGGCGCAAATGTCCTACGTATAATGTTACATTTTTTTTCAGCACGATGAAGAATGGGTCAGTGTAAACTATCCAAATGGGTCGAAAGCGAGAGAGTCATAAAGGAATACTTTAACGGCGTAAATAAAGTTCGGATTGGGTCAACTCAGGAGCCACCATTCGGGCTTGTAATTGTTCTCTAGAAAGATAGACTTGTTTCAAATCACTTTCTGACTTCTTTGGGACAGAGTTTTCTTTTACAAGAATCGGACTGGAATGAACTTCTGGAGAGTCTCCGTATCGTTTAAAATATCCCGAATCGGTAGCCATTTGAAGACGGTTGTATTTATTAATATCTTCGGAATTTTTCATTAAATATTGTCTATATTGCCAGTTTGTTTCAACGCCAATTTCTTTTATTAAATGATTATTTAACACTGCTTCCGGTTGATAAGATGCCGTAATAGTACGTCCATCTGACATAAGAGGTGGAAATCCATCATATTTATTGTTTGAATGATATCCTAAATGAGATGGAGGTAATGGTTCTTTTAATAGAGGATATGCTAATTCATACGAATAGGGTTCACTCATAAACATTCTATATAATGAGATAGAATATTTTATTGATACATTCATTCAGATTGTTCTAAAAGTTTAACTAATTCATTCTTTTTCATTTTTTTGGTATCTGTCGCTAATCCACGTGAAACAACCATTGCTCGTAAAACAGAAATATCCATTTTTTTGAATTCCATATATTGTTTGGCTACTTGATTCGTGGTTTCATCTTCAACTGTATTTTCCGGTTCGCTTGGTTCTTCCTCTACATCGATTTGTTCAATGACATTTTCTTCTTCTAATTCTGCTAAAGAACCCTCCTCTTCATTTTCGCCAATATTTACAGAAATGATTTTTATATCCGTATTTTCATCGTCGCTTTCTAACTCTGTGTCAGAAACCACTATTTTTTTATATTCTTCAGTATTATCCTCGTCATCGTCTTCGTCCTCGTCGTCATCCTCGTCATCCTCGTCCCTATTTTGATAACTAGAGAACATTTGAGGTCCTCCGCCTTGAAACATATTCATAAAATTCATGGGGAAGCCACTACTCCCATGAGCGGGTTGCGAATTGGGTGGAGAAATCGTTTGAATCGTCGTAACACTTTCACGTATATTTTTCATTTCTTTTACCATTGAATTCATGATATCAAACATAGTGTGGTATTTATCTTCAATGGAAACTAACCGCCCTTTAAAATGATACACGAGCATAATAATAAGAACAAATGTAATTCCTAAACTTAAAAAGAAAAACGTTTCTAATATACTAAAAAATCCCATTTATAATATTGTTATACATAAAACGAAAAAAATAAACGAATGGATCACGTGGGAAATGTATAGTTAAGATTTTTCATGGAAATATAGAGGAATGTAAAAGAAACACCGAAACAAATCTATAGGTATAATATACTTTATGGAAAATATACCTCAAATTCAAAGAGAAGAAGAAATTGAACGAATCGCCCCTCCCGAATCCAGTTTTTTTGGGGATATCACAAAAAATACGCTGATTGTTATTCTTGTCGTTGTTTTAATTTTATCACTTTTAGGCGTAAATATTTTCATCTATTTTGGAGAGTTATTACAGAATGTCGTTGACATTTTTCGTCCACTCATATCAAAAACCCTTTCTGAGCTAGGATATGCTTCGGGAACACTCTTAGATAAGTCAACCGATATAGTTTCTGATTCAGCCAAAACGGGAATCGATATTCTACATGGTACAGTAGATTCTGTAGGTGATCTTCTCATCCGAGCGAGTAATAAACGAACAAATGGAGAACTCGATAAACGAATCAATCAACCGCCCATTATCGCGCCTCAACCTCCTTCGCCAAATGAAACCACGAATCCTATTCAATCCGGTTCAAAACAAACCAAATCACAATGGTGTTTAGTAGGTGAATACAATGGCACTCGTGGGTGTATTAGCGTAACAGAAGAAGACAAATGTCTATCTGGACAAGTCTTCCCCAATCAAACCGTTTGTTTAAATCCAACTCTTACACAAAATAGGCCATAAATATACCGATGAAAAAGATAATAAAGAACCCAAATTATTATCTTTTATATGAGAACAATTTATCTAATCGAATTAGAAGGAGGGAAATATTTTCTACATGCGACTACAGAAGTCAGCTATCCTATAGAACTGTTTTTAGAAATATATTTGTTGTTTGACTATGTTCAGAAATACAAACCAATCAATGTTCTCGATACATGGGCGGAAACCCATCCATTCGATTTAGATATTCAAGTAAAAAAACAAATGTTAGAAAAAGGTATTCATCATGTTCGCGGTGGGTCATACTCTTCGATTGATTTGACCCCTTCTCAATTATTATGTTTAGAAACGGAATTGACTGCTCAACTACCTGCTTTTACACATAAAAAAAATGTCATAAACGAAATATTGAACAAATACTTTTTTGTAAATACGTCGTTTCATATGGATTTAAAAACAGAACGCAATCGTTTAGAAACAAATTATCATTCGCTTTTAAAAGAAAAACAGAAATATCACGAACTTTGTCAAATAGATATACCAGAAGCTAGTCGTCTGATAGATTGGATAGAGAATACATGTCAAGATCAAGTAGACCGATGTACCCCTGCCCCGGCAGAATGTCATACAGAAATCATGGCAATGTATAGACGCGCGGTCGACGTCTTACACCAAATCTATAAGACATTTCTAAACATTTCGAACGATTCTAGTATAACCGCCGACGACCCATTGTGGTTCGAACACCCAGAATTTGTATTTGACGATTTTATGTATACCTCTCTACGCGTTTCACATCATTCCCAGCAGAATGCTTGTATAAAACTGGGGATTTTTAATAAAGAAGGTATCATAGAAATGGATAGAATACATACACTTTGTGACAAATACAGGTATTTTTTATTATGTATCGAGAACCGTAAAGAGGAGAGTAAGTTCGACGTGTCTTCTTGGAAATCGGAAGAATACTATCAATACGCCATCTGTTTGCTTGATTTCTTTATTCATGACCCGACCCGGTAACGGATAATGGTGGAAATGTTCCAATGCTCGGATTGTTTAATAATGAACAATTTGCCGTAGAAGGTGTAACTGGGCTAGTAGCGTTTAAAAATGTCGTTATAGTAGGAGTATTATAATTTTGCGTATATACATCATTCGGTATAACATTGTAATTTATAATTAATTTGAAATCATAAATATATCCGACTTGGGACGGTATCAATATATTTGAAAATGTGACGGTATTAAAATAACAGGTTCCAGAAAAGGAGGATAGGTTATTATTGGTTACATTGACACGAATCACTGTATTATACAAGAGGGTAGAAACCGGTGGGATTATAAAGGTAACCGGAGAATAACTATACACAGCGGATAATGATATACTGTTTATGGCAATATCTATATAATCTCCACTAGAGAATGGAGAAGTAATACCTTGTAAATAGTTACTTGTAAATGAAATCGAAACCGGAGTAGTAAAAGATAGATTATAATAGTTCGAAGAAACATTCAAAAAATAAAGAGTAAATATGGATGGGTAATTTTCGTCTGTACTTTTATAAGAAATGTTTGATTTATTTACATAATTGAAACCGAGGGGATATGGGTCCGATTCTTGATTTATTAATCCATATGGAGCATTCAGGGTTTCATTTATGAATTGATACAGAGGAATGGCGGGATCTTCATAAAGTAATATCGGTGGTCCTGGAACATCCGAAGAGGTGGTAGGGGTCTTTATAATCGTGCCAGGAGGACACACGTTTAATACCCCGTTGGTTGTATTATTTTCGATAAACTCTTGTGAAAAAGTACGTTGTTGATATAAACCATTCACGGCTTGAACAAACCGTTCTGCCCTGGTCAAATTATTCGTCTGTGTACTCATACGATTACTACTGTATTTAAGTACCTCGGATTTGCGTCTCATATCTAGCTGAAATTTTGTAAAATTCTGAGATGTATTTGGATTTATTTGTAGATAAGGATTTCTTTCTTTTGCTAAATTATTATATCTTACTGGGGGGACATTGAAAATCTGGAATCTCTTTTTTTGATCTATCGAATTTAAATAACTAATGTTCGTACATACATTTAAGGATGCGTCACTACTCATATAACAAACAAAGATATATGTTTGTTATATTTCTATCCATTTCATCCTTTTTGACGTGGCGTGTCCCATTTTAAACCCTTGAAGAATTAAAATGGGACATTTTATTTCTCCAAGGGTCAGATATCAGTAACGATTTGAAATACGCCCCATAAGGGCGTGTCCCATTTCAAATCTTCACCGGTATAAACCTTTTCGCATCGAAGATGCGCAAAGTAACCGTTCCAACCCATTCATTTCTGCCCCCTTCAGGGGCATATTGAATGAGAATTGGTGTAAATCTTCACCGGTATAAATATTTTTTGCTAGTAGTCAAACAGGTAGAATTCGCGGATATTTTACTGAAGAAAATTATTATACCATTGGGTTGAAATTGCGTTGGTAGAATCGGAATTATACGATGTTTTTGTAACATCTCTTGTATTGGGGCCTTTCTTCACTATTTTGTTCAATTCAATCACAGATACCCCGTAATTGAAATATTGAAGATTTGATAATTTTCCATTGAATCCGTTGTATGGACAAACCGCGATATCATAGTAGTTTTGTTTTGGGACATTCATCAAATTCTGTCGTTTCACTAGATTACCATTGATATATACATCTATTAGCGTATTTTGACATCTTATAGCTAAATGAAAGTAGTCAACCGGTAAATTCGGAACGTCAATGACTAAATTAGAAGAAGAAATAGCAGGTGTATCCACGGTATCCATTAAAATATATAGATGGTTTGGATCACTTACGGTTCCAAAATAAACACCGGGTCCATTGTTCAGAGAACAATATTCATTGACCCCGTTGTTTGGAAGGCTTACGTCGCCCTTGACAAATATAGGACTATGCCAATTGGGTGTTACCATTGAACCCGATGATCCATTATTATTCAGTTTTAACCATACACACCAAGTAAATTCTATACCGGTGGATTCATTATCCGACCGTTTAATCATTATCGATTTTTTGATAGAAGGATTCTGTGTAATAATCACTTGTCCGGTTCCGTCAATTTGTCCATTAATCAATACGGGATTTGACTGTGGTTGTAGAAAATATCCAATGATTTTTATTGATAAAAAAAACAATACTATGAAAATAAGTATGACCATAATTAAAAATACGATTTTGGCTATGATTCCGTTCGAATCCAGAAAACTCGAATTGGTGGTATTTACCTGAGAAGGTTCTTTAAATGAATTCATTGTTTCTGAAAAATAATTGGATATAGATGATCCTGTTTGAGACCCTGTTTGAGACCCTGTTTGAGACCCTGTTTGAGACCCTGTTTGAGACCCTGTTTGAGAACCCATATTATAAATACTATCCATAAAAGTAGATTTTTGTTCTGCCATATTACTAAATATATATATAAAACAATATATATATTTTACACCGATTCTACATAAGATATATATTTTTTACACTTCATTTCATTCACACATCCCCCATCCCATCTCATCCCATCTATAGAATCATGGATCTAAAACACCGGGAGTGTATACACATTTTTGTCTTGATTCAATACAATGTTTAAGCCATATTTAGGACCCCACATTCCAGAGGATTCACCGTTTCCTTTTAAATAATTATTGTATACATCACCTGAACTCAAAGGAGTATTCCAACGCGACAATTGTGATAAAACAATAGGAGAACCATTTAAACGTACCGTTCCATTATCCATAGAAGAACCTTTTCCTCCGAATGTAAATGTAGCACCAGCATTTAAATCGCTTGGCGCAGGTGCTTGAAAGACCCCGCTTATACCATATGTCGTATTATTATTTATGTTTACAGCACTTGTAAATTTCCCATTCAAATAGGTCTCTACGAAATTATTAGAAACAGATACAGCTACATATACCCATTTTTGAATAGGAAATGAACCACGTGTTCCGTTTAGTAAAACAGATAAAATAGTAGGTGTCATAGAAGTGGGTATTACAGACGAAGGCGTGGAGGAAGGCGTGGAGGAAGGTGTGGAGGAAGGTGTGGAGGAAGGTGTGGCTGATGGATCTGTATTAGTCGTATTGACTTTATTCACTAAAATATCAGCATATAAATCATTCCCATTTCTATCCATGCGCAAACTAAATAAACTTTTTGGACCCGTGTATACTTTATCACCGTATGATAAAAATCGTTCTATTTGAGGCGAAAATTGGGATATATATACCCATACACCGACTGTATAATTTATACTATATGGGTCATTGATTGTTGTAGGGGAAATCACTTGGGTAGTAGTGGATAAATCTATCTTTTTAACAATCACAGGAGCCGCATTGAGAAATTTATATATATAATATGTCATTAAAACAACAATGATGCCTAAAATTATAATTAAGATGTTCATATACAATACAAAAAGATTTTATATAGGTGGATTTTTAATAATATGTAAATTATAATCATACACAATGGCTAATTTGGTTAATGGTTTATTATAATAATTCATATTACAAATCGCCCCATATAACCCTTCTATATTCGAGTTTTTACCAGTCGTACTTTTTACACCACTATCTGATGTAAAAATAGAATCTTCGGGGAAATTCGCACTACCGATAGAGATGGAATCATATACAGGTGAAAATACAGGAAGGGGTTCATCATAGGTATGTGAACGTTCTAAATGTCCATTCACAAACATGTCAACGGTTGTCTTTTTGACACTGTCTAAAGGGTTGGGTGTTGAAATGGGTACGGTATACCACCATTCATACCATTTCTTTTTGACTACAGGAGGAAGTGTTTTACCGGGTTTTGCCTCATTATATGTGGTATAATTAAAAACAAAATGATTCCATTTTTGTAAAGGTTTCGATAAAGGGAATGCGTTTTCTCCGACATACATGATAAAATCATTGTTTGCCTCCGTATTGGAATATGTCAATCCAATATGTTTATTACCCGAGGCATCCAAAAATGAAAAAATAGGCGATTCTACAGAATAACTCACTTTATTCAAAGGACCAGGATTCACATATACCCACATCGATAGCGCAAAATTATTCGAAATATCCGACGGAACTTTGAGTTGGCGTTCTCTATGTAACATAATCGGCTCCATTATTAAATTCAGATTTTGAGGGTAAATTTTATAATTCACAAATGGTATCAAAAAGAAATAGATCATTAACAATACGATCTCTATTATAAATAAAACAAATAATGTAACTGAAAATGTATTGTATTCTTGAATCCCGGCTTGTACTATATCACGGATCATACAAGGAATATAAAACAATAGATTGATGAAGAATCCAGTCCATCCTGTTAATTTTTTTAATGTTCCAGAGAACAGTGTAACAACGATAGATAATCCGATTAATAAAATGGCGGCGATTACAATGTATAATAAATATTTATTGAAAATATATTTTGATAATTTGGATTCAAGAAAATAGATACTGATAAAAAATAGGACAGCTATAAATAGAGAACCAAATATCAAATAAGTGGCAGTCGTCGTTTCAAATGATACAACGGTTATTAATCCAAAAATAAGGATGACTGGAACAACAATGATAAAGACATTTTTGAATAAATTCTTGGTGAATGCTTTCTCATCATTTGATGCTAAAATAAGTGTATAATACGTATAGTATAATAGTCCAATACTAGCAGAATATGCTAAAATCATAAATATAATTTTATTTGGATCGTCCAACATAGATGTCATTATATTATTAATGACATTTATTTATAGGTTCTCAATGGTCGTTTTTTTACCATGACAATCTCTACAAAGGGCGACTAGATTATCTACATGATTACTTCCGCCGTGTTCTAATCTTAATTTATGATCGACTTCAAACCACGCATTTAATTGTAATTGGCAATCGCCACATTTCCATCCTTGTCTAGCGGCAACAAATTTCTTTTTCGTCTCACTGACAGAACGTTTTGTTTTCTGACCTTGTGACGGAACCCCCGATGATAATATCCGTTGTTCTTGTTTATATTGGATAGTTCCCCCATATATGGATGGATCTTTTTGAAAATTCTGTTTTGTCGTAAAATCGATGATGGGACGAATCATATTTGTTGTATTTTTATCGATCGGCATATATTTCAAATAATCGTTTGTAGTAGCCAACATAGGCCCCCAACTTAATGGATTCTTTTTTATCATAAAATACAATACAAATCCAACTATGACAACCAGTAACATCTGATAATATTTTTTGTATTGATACAACAATCGAATATATCTTCCATCGGTGTATATATTGAAAATAACTAGAGCAACAATACCGAAAATAACAATCTCTATACGCATCTATATAATACACCGAAAAAGTGGAGAACGGATACTCTTTTTATCAAAAAGCGGTCACCCCAAGGGGTGGGGCACGGGCAGTTTCACTGGTATAAATATATCAACACCAAACAAATCAATATAAAAACACTGACTAAGGTATATTTTTTCCATTTTAATTTTTCAGATAAAATGACGGGTTTAGGTAGATATTGAGCGAAATAATTTTCTAAAGCGGCGTGCAGTGAGATCTCTTCCTTCCCTAGTATGACATTCACTTTATTATGAATGAAATGCGTCCATTTTATAAAAGAATCGCGATTGACTAAATAAGGAGACACAGGATACTTATCTAACAAATCGCTAAATCTATTTCCGATTTCAGGATCTGGAATAAAAATAGGTAGATTTGTAATAAAATCGTAATATTTCCTTTTTGTGACGGCATTTGGATGATCTGGATAAGACATTGCTAGAGTGGTAATAAAAAACCAATAATGGGGTCCCCAAACAACAGGATCAAATTTTTGCATTGGTTTTTGCGAAACTATATAGAAACGCTTGATTATAAATGATTAATGGAACCTTATTGTGGGAATTGTGGTAAAATAGGACATTTATTTCATCAATGTAAATTACCCATTATGAGTATGGGTATCATAGCCTTTACCATAGATACCTGTATGACTGAAAAGAATGAAGTGAATGAGACCTATCGTTTTTTAATGATTCGCAGAAAGAATACTTTAGGATTTATGGATTTTATGAGAGGGAAATATTCGATATACAACAAAGATTATTTAATCAATTTATTTAATGAAATGTCGGTGGATGAAAAAGAAGATATAGTAAACCATGATTTTCATACATTGTGGAATAAACTGTGGTCGAATCAATCGAATCAATATAAATCAGAAGAAGAGTCTTCGCAAGAGAAATTCAATGCTCTTCGTTCGGGAATCATGACACAAACCGATAATTATACGTTAGATGATTTAATCAAACAGTCTAGTACAACATGGACGGAGGCAGAATGGGGGTTTCCAAAAGGGCGTCGTAATATGTATGAAAATGATATTCAATGTGCTTTGCGCGAATTCACCGAAGAAACCGGATATGTTTCAACTCATCTGATAGAGAATATACAACCCTTTGAAGAAATTTTCATGGGTTCGAATTATAAATGTTATAAACATAAATACTATTTGATGTACATGAAAAATATTAATTATGATAAAATTCGCGTAATTAATAATAGCGAAGTTAGTAAAATAGAATGGAAAACATATGATGAATGTCTATCGTGTATTCGTCCTTATAATTTAGAAAAAAAACGTGTTTTTCAAGATGTTTTTAATTGTTTATCATTTTGTGAACGTTAGATATTGAACGAACTTTACTAGATAGCTAATTGTGAACATTGATCTGTGTACACCTTTTAACCTTTCAAATGCCGATTTATATATAAAAGGTATTTTATCGGTTACAAAGTAACAGTTACCTAATTACATTCAAAGATGCCCAAAGGGCTCGCCCCGAGCACGGGGCTTTGCGACCCTTAAGGATCGGCGTTTAGAATGTAAAAAGGTGTAAAACTTGGTCGGAATAATCGTATGAAAATCTTAGGTTATTTTGTCCCTATATTCTAATCTATGGACAAGAAAGAAAAATGTAAAACAGGAGAACGTAAAAATCCGAAAACAGGAAAATGTGAAAAAATGTCAGAAGAACTCATCAAACATAAACGGGCGCTTCGTAATAAAAAAAAGGGGATTGTAATTGATTCAGAGGGGAATATCGTACGACCTACAAGATACAATAAAAAGAAATTACCCGATTTGGATAAAGATGTATCCGAAGAATTGGTAGAGGCTTCTCTAGAACACCCCGAAATATTCATAGAAGAAATGGATCGACAAAAAGAGTTGGAAGAAATGTATTCATCGTCGTCGTCATCAGAAGATGAAAAAGAAGGTCAAACAGAGGGTCAAACAGAAGGTCAAACAGAAGAAGTATCATTGTATCCTACCCTGGACGATCCCGATTTTTCTTATAAAATTGCGCAACGACAAGAATTTGCCGATACAAAATACGACGGAGAAATTAAAAATATACGAGAACAAGCCAAATTATTATGTAACACGCCCTTTGAATTATTACCCCATCAATTGTTTGTTCGCAATTTTCTTTCTTTTCATACCCCTTACAATAGTTTATTATTGTACCACGGTTTAGGATCAGGTAAAACTTGCAGTGCGATTGGAATCGCCGAAGAAATGCGTTCTTATATGAAACAAATGGGAATCACAAAGAGAATTATTATCGTTGCTTCGCCAAACGTTCAAGATAATTTTAAGCTCCAATTGTTTGATGAACGTAAATTAGAACAATTGCCCGATGGTAGATGGAATTTAAATACTTGTATTGGAAATGCTCTTTTGCAAGAAATCAATCCTACTAATTTACAAGGATTTACGAAAGAACGAATCATCTCTCAAATAAAAACGCTGATCAATCAGTACTATGTATTTATGGGGAATAAAGGAGAATTCGCGAATTATATTCGAAAAGTCATTTATATTCCAGCCGATTCGGGTTATTCTGAAAAAGAAATGTCAGCTATTCGTGAAAAGAAGATTAAAGCTCATTTCAATAACCGTCTCGTTATTTTAGATGAAATTCACAATATACGTATTAGTGACGCAAATAAAACCAAATTGACATCTGTATTATTATTGGAAATAGCTAAAAAAAGTGATAATATGCGTTTGTTGCTATTATCTGCTACGCCGATGTATAACTCATATAATGAAATCATTTGGTTGATAAATATATTAAACGCAAATGACAATCGCGGAACGATTAAAATAGAAGATGTATTTCATTCGGATGGAAGTTTTATTGAGAATACTCCAGAGAAAGAAGGCGGTAAAGAATTATTAATCCGAAAACTGACGGGATATATTTCATATGTACGCGGTGAGAACCCATATGTGTTTCCTTATCGTATTTATCCGAATACGTTCTCTCCCGACCATCTAATAACGAAATATCCTACAAAACAAATGAATCAACTGGAAATTAAAGAACCGATTCAATACATACCTGTATATAAAAATAGCATTGGGTCGTATCAACAGAAAGGATATGAATTTATTTTACAGGATCTGGGATTAAAATCCAATGTAATCACTGACAAAAACGGAAGGGAACGTTTGATGCCTTCTTTTGAGAACATGGAACAATTCGGGTATACCTTGTTATTAGTTCCACTAGAAGCGCTCATTATGGTATATCCCAACCCAAAATTGGATAAACTGTATGACTCTACAAACTATACGGCAACCGAAGCAAAAGACGTAATACGCTCTATCATTGGAAAACAAGGATTGTCCAATATAATGAAATTTACCCGTGTAGAAAAACCGATCCCAAAAAGGTTTAATTATGAATATAAAAAGAAGAATTACGGTAATATTTTTGCTCCAGAAGAAATCGGGAAATATAGCGCGAAAATTTCTAGCATCTGTAATGTTTTAAGAAAACCTTCCAAAGGTATTGTTCTCATCTATTCACAATATATTGATGGAGGATTAATTCCGATGGCTCTTGCGTTAGAATCTATGGGATTCTCTCGTTATGCCTCTACCCCGGAACATTCTAAAAATTTATTAAAATCGGGGATAGGCGGAGAACCGGTTGACGCTCATACTATGAAACCGCGTTCAGAGGGAACGAGATTCCATCCTGCGCGATATGTATTGATTACTGGGGATAAAGATTTTTCGCAAAACAACAACAATGATTTGAAATACATTACAAGTAAAGACAATTCGGATGGTTCTCAAGTAAAAGTGATATTAATCTCTATGGCAGCATCCGAAGGACTGGATTTTAAAAATATTCGGCAAATTCATATATTAGAGCCTTGGTATAATATGAACCGCATTGAACAGATTATAGGAAGAGGTGTTCGCAATTTCAGTCATTGTGATCTAGAATTTGAAGACCGTAATGTCGAAATATATTTACACGGAACCGTATTAGATAAAAATGAAGAAGCCGCTGATTTATATGTCTATCGTAGTGCGGAGAAAAAATCGGTTCAAATCGGTCGTGTTACGCGTATCTTAAAGGAAGTTGCGGTGGATTGCGTATTGAATGTGGGACAGACGAATTTAACCGAGACGAAATTATTAGAAGAATTTACAAATCGCGATATAAAAATACGGTTGTCTTCGCGAGGTGAAGAATTGGTTCCTTTCAAAATCGGCGATAAACCGAGAACCGAAGCATGTGACTATATGACAAATTGCGATTATTCTTGTGCGGTTCGGTCGGATTTACCGGAAATCACGGATACTATCAAAGATACGTATGACGAGAACTTTATCCGAGCAAATTCGGTCATTATTATGAAAAAGATTCGCGATTTATTTCGCGAGAAAATGATATATACTAGAGAACATTTGATAGGGGCGATTAATCAATTAAAAAAGTATCCGATTGAACATATTTATTATGCTTTAACTCGATTTATTCAAAACAAAAATGAAGGGCTCATTGATAAATATGGACGTTCTGGCTATCTAATTTCGCGAGGAAACATCTATGCTTTTCAACCCAGTGAAATTATAGATGAATCGATTTCTGTTTTTGAAAGATCCATACCGGTTGATTACAAACCGACGTCTCTTACTATGGAACTACCGAAGACAATTAAAAATATGGAAAGTAATGAGAACCTTGTATCTGTCAAAGAGACGAATGTTGCGGTTGAAAAAGAAGAGCCCGTCGCAGAAACAAAAACATATGGCGAATTAATGGGTCAAATAGGTGAAATAATGAAGATCTTAGAAAACAAAAATCTAGCAGTAAAAGCCATCGAAAAAAATTGGTATAAACATGCGGCGAAGACCGTCGATGAATTAGTGACGATCCATAAAATAAAAATGGGGGTCATACAAAAATATGTTATTTTTCATTTTTTAGATAAATTGTCTGTTGGAAATAAAATGATTCTTGTTAAAAAAATATATGACAACTTTCAAGAAAACAATGCGTTTGAAGATGTTTTGAAAGAATATTTTGATCGGTTGTTATTAGAAGCCGACGAAAACGGGGAAACAAAACAGGCGATTCTATTAGCAGATGGTCCGGTGAACAAAATGTTTGTAAAAGAACTCACTGAATGGAAACTGTCTTCCTATACGGACGAAAAACTATTCTTAGATGTCAGAAAGAGTCGGTTTACGATTCCATATGAAAAAATTAATCGGAGAGAGATTGGATTCATGCATCCTTTCAAAGATAAAGAAGTTGTTTTTAAAATAAAAGATTTGACTCAAGCGCGAAATAATACGGGGGCAAAATGCGTGGACGCATCAAAACCGTCGATCGCTTCGAAAATAGGGGCTATTTTACAGAATCCAACGATGTATTCTTCGACCCAAATAGAAAAACCTGAATTGTGTATCATACTTGAAATTATAATGCGCTGGAAAACAGAAGCACGTAATATTTATTATTTTTTCGGACCCGAACATGTAAATGAAATGAAAATTTCGGCGCTTCATTGGTAGGGGGTGTCAAATGAAATGGGGTGTCAAATGAAATGGGGTGTCAAATGAAATGGGGTGTCAAATGAAATGGGGTGTCAAATGAAATGGGGTGTCAAATGAAATGGTATTAGAGTTCAAGATCGAACACTATTTCTTCGATTGTATCGGATGATTTCCATTCATAAGCTTCTCTTTTATACCTGGTTAAAAGAGGTTTTACTAAGGGTATGCTAGTTTCGGCGGTTTCTTTGATCGGAAATAGTTCCGTTAATATAGGTTGTATCGTTTCAATAGAATACATTGTATTTATTAGATGCTGTCTGACAGAGTAAAAATGTGTTTTGATTTGTTCAACAAATGACATATTATAATTATATTTTATTTCTAATTCGTATAGTTTTTTTTTATTATCATCTAATTGTTCATTCAGTAATGATATTTGTGATTGTAAATTATACGGAAGTCCGCATTCAATATCAAACATCATATTTTGCGTTTCAGAAGGTTGCGTAATCATGTATTTTATTTGTGACATACCATGTTTTTTTATAAAAGAAATCAATTTTTTCGTTTCATCGGTCGCCAAATCACGGCAAGCCATTTCCCACCAAACCAATCCTTTATGACACCTAACAAAATGTGGGTATGGCTGATGGTACTTCATCGCGAAATATAGAATAAGAAAATTGAATGTAAATCGATTTAAATATAACATTGTATTATATAAGTATGAATCGCCCAAATAAATCAGAAGATAAGAAACAAATATTTGATCCATATCTTCCATCGGTATTATCACTGAAAGTTGTTTTACCGATTACAGAAGTAGGTGGGAATATAAAACAAAATTTAGAACGGTTAATTGTATCAAAAACAGAAGGTAAATGTATTGTAGAAGGATTTGTACGTCCGGATTCTGTTCATATTCTTACTTATTCTTCTGGGAAAGTAAATGCGGGTTCCGTCGAATTTCAGACCACATATGAATGTATGATATGCCACCCAGTAGACGGTATGCTTGTCAAATGCGTGTGTAACACGATTACAAAGGCGGGTATTCATGCGGAAGTAGTGGATCAAAAAGGAAATGTACCGATTACCGTGTTTGTAGCACGTGATCATCATATTCAGAATGATGTGTTTGACCGTGTAGTAGAAAATGCGAAGTTGATTGTTAGTATAATAGGAGTACGATTTGAATTGAATGATTCTACGATTTGCGCAATAGGCAAACTCATAGAATTAGAGTGATATATATGAAATGGAAAAATAAACAATTAAAAACAAACTATATAAATATTTTTCAATTATAATCAACAACGGTATTCATAAATGGATTTAGAGGATATTAAAAAAACGATTGAATCATTTCATAAAAATCATCAAATAGAAATATTGCGTATTATTCAACAAGGTTCTCCATTTACTATCAATGAAAATAAAAATGGGATATACATAAATATGACTTTTTTAACACCTGAAACGATTGATCATATCAAACGTTTTATATCATACATTCAAGACCAGGAAAAAATGTTGAAACCATTAGAGTCACAAAAAGAGGATTTTAAAAATACATTTTTTATTGAAAAAGAAGTTAAAGATACATTGACATATTAGATAAAATGATTTCAATACATCAACGTTTACATGGGATTCGGTTATTTGAACATCCTAATGATGTAGAAGAATTATCTTCTTATTTTTATATTCCGGATTATGTATTCGAAAAACCTGGGTTGGCAGTGGCCAACGTAGAACAACCTATAGAGGTGGCCGTCGTAGAAATCCCCGCGCAAGTACCTACACCCGCACCTACACCCGCACCCACCCCCAAATCAAAACCCAGATTACAACTACCACCCGACAATTTATTCTGGAATATTTTTATAAAAGTATACGGTGAAGCAGAATTTTTTAACATCGGTTCAAAATTTATGAACCGCGAATGGGAAGAAAAGAACATGATACGTTCTTATTTTAATGATAAACAAAAAGAGCTTCAAATGATAAATCATAAAATAACAATCGGAAATATCAAAGAGATGATGTCCGAATATATGGTGAATACAAATACCACACTCTTAGGATTAATCGGATTATCGGTTTATTACAAAATGCCAATTATCTTGGTTGATTTGGAAAAACGAACCCATCTTCCGTTTATACCCATCAATACAGATCGAGAAAAACTGATTTTGATAAAAATAAAAGGAAAAGGAAAAGCACCAGACCATTATGAGGTAGGCGACGAATCTGTCATAAAGGAAACCTTTAGTTTATTCAGTTACACGCGACCTTTGTCTGCCATTTCAAAATATAATCGTGGTGAATTAGATGAAATCGCCCAACTTGTAAAAATAGATTCACATAAAAAAACGAAAGACGAATTATATAAGTTGCTTTCTCAAGAGCTTGTATGGTAGTTGGCCCCTATGAATATTTAACAAGAGAAAGAGACCCCACTCCAAACAACCCTTTATGACAGGTATTGGGTAGGGGTGTTTTTTCACCTTTGGGCGTTTAGAATGTAAAATTGATGATGATTTAAATAATAATAATATATACACAAAGTATATACTATTTATATGACCGATAATACAAAAACCGATAATACAAACTTGAATGAACCAATCAAAGAGGATCCGGTCATAGAAGATAAACGTAAGACAAAAGAGGCGAGTGAAGCTTTTAAACAACGTCTTGCGCAATATCTACAATCTGGAAATCCGAATTTTAGGTTAGATAGAAAACAGAATGAGTTTGAAATTCGGTTTGGAACAAATACGAAGAGTGGACGTCCTTTATCTAAAATAGATTACGATAATGTTGTAAAACAATTATTAAAAACAGGATTTTCGTCACAACTCCCCGAGGGGTTTCATTATCTTCGTATGAATTTTCAAGATTCTCTTACAGACCAGAGAAAGATGTCCAATATTCGCGCAGAAATTGTAGGAATGGACATGATTGAAGAATATTGTCAAACAAACAGCATTCAATCTCTTTTGGACAAACCATGGAATAATACAAACAAAATTCAGTTTACGAAAAAAAGTTCTACAAAAGATTCAAAAGGAGAATATCAACGTCCAATCGACCTGTTTGACATGAATTTCCGCGTCTCTTACCAATTGGAAGAGACGTTTAACGCTGGAACTGGATTTATAAAACCAATCATACAAACGTGGGCAGATCGGAAAAAGACATTTCGATTAATGAACCGTGTCCGTTTTTCACATCCGGATTTACCTATTTTCGCAGATGTAAGTATTGTTCGTTCTTCTAAAAAATTTGCGAGCGAAGGTCGTCGACCATCGAGTGTTCAGGTTCCAACCTATACGGTTCAAGAATCCGGTATCATGGAAGCGCCAGAGACATATGAAATCGAATTAGAGATCGATAATACACGAGTTGGTATGGGAAAAATGTATGAAACACCAGAACAAGTGATGGAGGCTCTTAGAAAAAGCATTCGAATCGTTTTATGTGGTATTCAACAATGTTTTTATCCGATTTCATTTACAGAGCGAGACCAGATTCTCAATGAGTATATGAAATTGATACGAGAAGAAAAAGAGTACGAATATAAAAAAGTGAATTTTATGAATCGCGGTGAATTTAGTAAAAATTTCGCATTTATTGGTCCGGGGTCAATCACTTTACAAAGAGAAAATATTCTCCCAAAAAAAGAGGGCAGTACTATAGCCAACGTTTTGAAAAATTATACTGTGACCGAAAAAGCCGATGGAGAACGCAAACTCCTCTTTATTACAAGTGAAGGTCGTATCTATTTGATTGACAACCGATTCAACGTCCAATTTACAGGAATGAAAACCGATGAAAAAACCGTATATAACAGTGTGTTGGATGGAGAATTGATTTCGGTTGACAAGATGGGAAACCCCATCCATCTATTTGCCGCATTCGATCTTTATTTTGTCAACGGAAAAAATATTCGCGACAAATCGTTTTGTCCAGAAGATGATACAAATCTAGAAAAACTCTATCGTCTACCCCTTTTAAACAAATTAATCGAAATTTTGAAACCGTATTCTACCGTGGATGAAAAACAAATAGTGGAATCCTGGAAAAAAATAAAAGACAAACAAGGAAATACACTATGGTTCAATGCTAAAACGGGAGATACAGTTCGAACAAAACCCAAAATAGAACATTCATGTAAATTAATTATTAATTGTAAACGGTTTGAAAAAGTGTCAAACACAAAAACCGTCTTTGAATGTTGCGCCAATATTTTAAAAGATATAGCCGACGGATTGTTTCATTATAATACAGACGGTCTGATTTTCACACCTTCAAATACGGGTGTAGGCGGAAGTGGGGAGGGGGAAGTCGGCCCCCTTTCAAATGCTACTTGGGAACATTCATTCAAATGGAAACCCGCCGAGCAAAATACAGTGGATTTCTTGGTCACTGTAAAAACGGATTCTTCGGGTAAAGAATCGATCCATCATATCTACAAAGAAGGAATCAATACAACTGGCGATATAGAAATCGAACAATACAAAACATTAGAATTGATGTGCGGTTATAATGAAAAAACCGATGGGTTTATGAATCCTTATCAAGATATGTTAGACGACGTGTTTCATTCTAAAGAAGACGATGGGAAATATAGAGCCGAACTATTTCGTCCGTCTGATCCCTATGATGCCAACGCATATACCACGATGATTAAATTACAAAAAGGGGGCGAAATGGTTTCTGAAGAAGGCGAATATTTTGAAAATCTAACCATTGTAGAATTCAGATACGATATTATGCGAGAACCTACTACAAGATGGGTTCCTCTTCGGGTACGTTCTGATAAAACACAACAATTACGTAATGGTGACAAACAATTCGGTAACGCATATAGAGTCGCCAATTCGAATTGGCGGTCGATCCATTATCCCGTCACGGAAGAAATGATATCTACTGGACAAGGGATTCCAGATGTCACAGAAGAAGGCGTGTACTATAAAGGAAATCAAGCAAATAATACACAGGGTTTACGCGATTTTCATAATCTCTTTGTCAAAAAGGCACTTATTATGGGGGTTAGCGCGCGAGGCGATACGCTCATCGATTATGCGGTAGGAATGGGGGGCGATCTACCCAAATGGACGAATGCTCGCCTAGGATTCATTTTTGGAATAGATATTAGTTATCCCAACATTCATAATAACAAAAAAGGGGCCTGCGCGAGATATTTGAATATGCGTCGGGAGAATCGCAATGTTCCTCCGTGTTTGTTTACTGTAGGAAATAGTTCTCTTAATATACGAAATTTAAATGCTTTTCCAGGGGACAATAATAGCACAGATAAACGAGTCGCGAATTCTATTTTCGGAAAAGGTCCGAAAGATGTAACGATCTTAGGAAAAGGCGTAATCCCTCATTATGGAAAAGCAGAAGCGGGGTTTCAAATCAGTTCGTGTCAATTCGCTATTCATTATTTCTTTGAGAACAAAGTCACTTTTCACGGATTTTTACGCAATTTAGCGGAATGTACGCGTGACCAAGGCTATTTTATAGGAACTTGTTATGATGGTAAAACGCTTTTTAAAATGCTTTCACGTAAAAAACAAGGCGAAAATATTACCTTTATGACAAAAGACCGGAATTCTAAACCCGCCAAAATTTGCGAGATTGTGAAACATTATTCCGATACAGGATTTCCCGATGATGATACATCCTTAGGGTATTCGGTGGATGTATATCAAGAAAGTATTGGCCAATTCGCGCGTGAATATCTTGTCAATTTCTCATTCTTTATAGAAATGATGGAGAACTACGGGTTTCGTTTGATAGGAAAAGACGAAGCGCGTCAAAAAGGATTCCCGAATTCTACGGGGTTATTCTCCGAGTTATATGATACGATGAAAAACGAGATCAAACAACGCCCGGAAATAGAAGTCGATTATAAAGACGCGCCCTTTATGACAAATGCGGAACAATCGGTTTCATTCTTAAATCGTTATTTCATATTTAGAAAAGTGATGTCGGTCGATGCTGCTAAGAAAGAAAAAATGTTTTTACAAGGCGAATATGGAATCGAAAAAGAAACCGTCGATATAGAAACCCTTCTAGACACCCAGTCGCGAAAACGTCCGGCTCTTCGTGGTGAAATTAAAAAGACGAAAATGAGAGTTAAATTACATAAACCCGCGTCTACTATCTTTTCCGAAGGAACAAACGAAGAGCCTGAAATAAAACGTACGAAAAATAAATAGATCGAACGATCGATCGAATAAAAACTCGGTGAACTCGGCGAAAATGTCAAAAAGATAAAATTGATAAAATGTGATATTATTTTTTTATGTAATAATATTCATTCATGAACAAATTACCGATGGAAATCGTAAACATTATTTTAGAATATCAGGGGTATCATACATTTCGTTACGGCAAATATATGACCGCATTACATCTTACAGAAGAACATATTCACTTGTTAACAAATATACCGGCCATAAATAAAAATAGTTATGGAACCTATGAAGTTTGTTTTTGGAAAACCGTATACACAAACAAAACCAATCCTACGGCTAAATATTCGATTTTTCAATATACACCCTTCATACCAAAAGAGTCTTCTATGAGTCATTTTCTTGTAAAAAAATATATTTGCTTTATCCTACATACGATTGTTCTCCAGTCGAGTGTATTGTGGGTAATGAATATCGAAAAATATTATGATAGTAATAATAGTTACGATGATCGCGACCGAACTCAAATCATATTACACCAATGAATAGAATTCAAGTATTACGACAGATAAATGGGGGGATGTGAAAAAAGGTGTAATAAGTAAAAGGGGTTAAAATAATAGTATTACATTCCCTAACGAATGACATTCTTTTTATTACCACGTGTATATATTTTTTTATATAAACATATTGAATACAAAGAAAAAACAGATAATACGAATTTTTCGCCATCACTGACGAATTATCTTTATAGTATTAAAGAAAAAATATCCGCCAAAGAAAAACAGTGGGACTATTATAAAAAACATACAAACCCCTATGAATATATTGATACAATCGTTCCTATGAAAAAAAAATCGGTCAGCAAATACAAACCATTGTCTCGTTCTTTCTTTAAAATGATTGAAATCATACATACCTTTCATATATATTATAAAGAACCGATTCAAACATTTCATTTGGCCGAAGGTCCTGGTGGATTTATCGAAGCGATATCCTATCTTCGCAAATGCGACAAAGATTCATATATAGGTATGACTTTACAAGATATTGACAAAAATGATCATAATATCCCCGCTTGGAAAAAGTCAGAGGCGTTTTTAAAAGCAAATAAAAATATTTATTTAGAAAACGGTGTAGATCAAACGGGAAATTTATTGTCTGTTGAAAATTTTGAATACGTTGTTTCAAAATACATGTCAAACAAAATGGATCTGATTACCGCCGATGGCGGGTTTGATTTTTCAGTGGATTTCAATCAACAAGAACAAATGGTAGGGAAATTATTATATGCTCAAATGGCGTTTGCTCTGTGTCTTTGTAAGAAAGGCGGCAATTTTATTCTCAAAAGTTTCGATTGTTTTATGCATCATACGATAGATATTTTGTATTTATTATCGTCCTTTTTTGAAAAAGTATACATTATAAAACCAAATACGAGTAGGTATGCCAACTCAGAGAAATACATTGTATGTTTAGGATTTATTTATGAAGATCACGCCGGGTTTTATCCTTATTTGTTGGAAGGATTCCGTAAAATGTGTGAAAACATAGATGAACCCATTCGTCGGTTTTTGAATTGTTCGGTCTCCCAACTTTTTTTGAAAAAGATGGAAGAATATAATGCTATATTTGGTCAAAAACAAATACAGAATATAACGTATACGTTGTCTCTTATGGAACACAAAAACAAAACAAATAAGATAGATAGTTTATTATACACGAACATTCAAAAATCAATGGATTGGTGTAATAGATTTCATATACCATTCCATTCCTTAAACAATCCATCCAATTTATTTTTAGTGGACGAATCCTAGGGGGGGGGAAATCGTATGAATATTTGACTTCATTGCGTGAAATATTCATTTGTGTAAATGGGTTTTAGTTTCGATCAAATAATTGACCGAATGTATTCTTTTATGATTTTTTTGTTGTGATTTATCTAAAATATATTGTCCACAAGGACCACAATGATCTTCATTGGACATATCTATTTTATGATTCATTTTTTTATCACAGGATTCTAAATTCCATCTACCTAATATTTTTTTTTCATCTTTTTTCACTAGATTCGATAGCACCATCATAACTTGTTTTGCGAATTTTGTATTCATTTGATTTGTATTATTGTATATACATGTCTTTATATACTTACTCTTATCCAGATTCTTAGTCGCAATTCATAGATCACTTACACCATTTCATATGCCGACGCGTAAACGTGTAAAAGGTCTAAGAATCAGCGGCTAAAGAACTTTCGGGCCACCATCCTGTACCATCGTTTCCAGATGTCATTCCTTCGTCGTATTTAATATGATAAGTATACTTATCTAAATCGCCAAAACTAGTACCTTGACCAGTCGCTACAACTTCTAATACAACCGCACCGAGATTTTCATTAATACGTATGACTTTTTGTCCTACAGCAAATTTAGCTTCAGTTGGTTCAGACATATATAATATATATCAGTAAAAAAAATATAAACAAACGAATCGACGAGAACCATTTATGACAATTCAAAAAGGGGTAGTAAAATATAATATAAATAAAAATCGATTTAAAAAACTTGACTAAACTAACATAATGAGTACACAACCCCATATAATTACACAAAAACAACTTCTTCTTACAAATTTAATGGAATATTATAAAAACAAAGAGAACCTTCAAAAAATGGTGGAAGTCGTCAACGGTGAAACAAAAATATCACTCCGAATTGTAGACTGGTTTGTTACAAATTACGCCAAGAAATATTTCACAGTATATGAAATTCCGAAAATGATTCACGGAGAAATATCAAAAACAGAAACAACGCGATTCAAAGTCTTTAATGAATACAAACTCAAATTAAAAGCCTACGCCAAAAAAAATTTCGATCCTTTTTGTCGGTGGGAACGTATTTCGATTCCATATGATGACGACTCTTGTATGGAAACTACCATTGGTCAACTCAACTTTTTTAAATGGGCGATTGAGAACCGTATTATCGATTATATTAAAACCCATTATCACGATATTGAACACGATATGAATTCCAGGAATAGTACAACAAAAAGGAAAACGGTTACGACGACTACAAACAGCGTCGATGAAGGAAAAACGCGTAAAAAACGAGAAGAACTTTCGATTTCCGCCTGTAAATGTATCAAAAAGGAAAATGTTAAAATTATAGTTACATTTTCTTAATCTGGAATTCGCACTTTATGATGATTCTGTGTGTGACACAATCATCATAATCGATACACCGCCGTTAATCCGTTCCGAACAGGTAGGCGTCTTTGTTATTTATTTCTTAGTTGGTCTATAATAATTCGGAATATCAAATTCACCGACTTGAATAATGTGTTGGTATATTTTTTCATACATACTTGATTTTTTATCCATTTTCAATAAATTTTCCATTTTTTCCAAAACCGTATTTTTGTAATAAATATCATTTTTGAAAACTTCGTACAAATTTGTATCTTTCAAAATAGAATCATATAGTTTGTTTTTATTTTCTAATATACTGTATCGGATGGGCGATTTAATGGGATACAAAAATGGGGCCAGTGATTTAATCGGATAATTATCAATCACCAAATTTATTTTGTATTCCATTTCGTTCAATAAATATTGAATGGATTCGTTTCTTAATAATAAATTAGAATGTTCCGGATAATGATGATGATACCATAATACACTGTATCCTAAATACAAATTAGATAAAATATCCGCCATGTTTCCCGAAATCATCTGTTTTGATTTGATTTGGCCCCCTAATATAGCCACAAAGTTCGATAGTAAACTGAACTTTAATGTCGCGCGATCCAATCTAAATTGATATGTGTCTAGATACGGGGTTTGTTTCTCTATCGACGACCCAGATTGAAAATCGCTTTCAGGAGAAACAAAGGATATGTTATAATTCGGGTAATAATACCTATAAATTGGATTCAATAGTAATAAATAATTTTTAACGATTTCTTTCAATAATTGATTGAAATTTTGTTTGAATCCTTTCAAATCATTGTTTTGGATGTTTTGATAAATCGGATAAATATAAGGATGGCTTTTGTTCAATCCTTGGCCATATATAATAAGCCCGCGTGTAAGTGTATTTGACCCCTCCACTGTGATTCCCACCGGAGACGAATTATAGAATTTTGTGAAAAAATTATTATCCCCTATACAAATCCCGCTTCCCGAATATATATCCATCCCGTGATTCAAAACCGTTCGAGCTCGTTCAGTGGTTTGCTGTTTCATAATCGCCGTAATAACCGAGGGTGTATTTCCCTCGTCCAAAATATGATTTGTTAATTTTACAGACGTATGAATAATCCAGGTATTAATATACATGTCAATGAATTTCTCTTTGACTGCCTCCATATTCCCGATATTCATATTAAACTGTTTCCTGATTTGAATATAGTTCAACATAGCCTGTGTGATAAATTTAGAAGACCCATTCGCAGTTGCTGGTAAACTCACCCCGCGACCAACGGCTAGACACTCCATTAACATCTTCCAACCCTCTCCGATTTTTTCTGGACCCCCAATGACTTGCGATGGATCAATATAAATAGTCCCTTTGATCGTACCATTCGGAAATCCCGCATGGTTTGGATTATGATAAGTATGTTGTTTTAACCCCTCTTGACTACTTTCAATTAATGCCACAGTTATACCTTGTTTACCCCCCTTTAATAACCGATTCGGATCATTCAACCGAAACGCAATACCTATTAAATTTGAAATCGGGGCTAACGTAATATAGCGTTTGTCTAATTTGATTTCTATTTTAAACTCTCCATCTTTTACAACCACATTCCCTTCATCTATTTCCCCCACTGCGTCACTCCCATTATTTGGTCCCGTCAATCCAAAACAAGGAATGAATCTCCCGTCTGATAATCTAGGTAAAAAATAATTCTTCTGTTCTTCGGTTCCATAATGTTGTAATAATTCGGCGGGTCCTAAAGAATTTGGCACCATGGTAACTACACCTAACGAAGGATTATATGAAGATAATTTGGACAAAATATAGGATTGACTATCAATCGATAAACGGTCTCCGCCGTATTTTTCATCAATAATCATACTTAAAAACCCGTTTTTCCCCAATTTATTCATAACCTCTTTTATGTTGTGTTTTGGATAGATGGGGCTGGTTCCAGTCATAGACAAAATATCTTCAATATTTTTATCAATAATGACATTGGTTCTTTGTTGTTTCTTTATAGGAGAAAATAGTTTCGCATAATTCATATGACCCTGAAAAATATCTCGGTCAATGCTTGTTCCACCTGAATTCAGTGCTATCATTTCTGTATCAGAAATTTTAGGTATTATTTTTTTAATACGATGAAACAAATTTCTGTGTATCATTTTTATTAATATATAAAATATATAAAATATATTTATATTGTTTATAATTATATTTATTTACATTGATCGCCCCCCATCCACATCCTACATTCAGACACAACACGTAGTGTGATTCTTTATGACAATCTGTTCTCATTATAATGAATAAAAATGAATAAAAATGGATAAAAATGGATAAAAATGGATATAAATGGATATAAAAATTAATATATTCAAACTATATATATGTCGTCATTGATTGCTTATTTACCTACTTCTGCCGATGTGATTCCTGTACCAAATTATGATAATTTTGTTTATTATAAATATTTTGATGATATTGCGGGCGATGATGTTGTCGTAAATTTAAACAATGTTTTTCCCGATGGATCACAGATTACCCCACCCTATAATTATGCGGTAGTATTAAGTTGGAGTGGTCTAACACTAGACGATGACGACAACTATATTCCTGTAAATTACAGTGTGGGAGAGACCTTTGTAAAAAATAAGTCGGTATTTTTGTACCCGATTTGGTCACCAGCCGTCATTTGTTTCAAAGAAGGTACTAAAATATTATCTTTAGATACGCAAGACAATACAGAAAAGTATTTGCCGATTGAAACCTTGTCGAGAGGTAGTCTTGTAAAAACATTATCTAGTGGATACAAACCGATTTCATTGATTGGTCACTCTAAAATATACAATCCGGCGAATACATTGCGTTCAAAGAACCGGTTATACAAATGTCATAAAGAGAAATATCCCGAATTGATAGACGACTTAGTCATTACGGGATGTCATTCTATACTTATAGACAATATGAATCCAAAACAACTGGCGGATACATTTGAATTCATGGGAGATATTTACGTTACGGAGAACAAATATAGATTGATGGCGTGTTTAGATGAAAGAGCAGATACATACGAAGAAGAAGGTGTTTTTCCAATCTGGCATTTTTCTTTGGAAAATGAAAATGTTCGCACAAATTATGGGGTATATGCCAATGGTCTTCTTGTAGAATCCACTAGTCACCGTATGATGACCGAATTTTCGGGTATGGAATTAGTGTAATCTGCGTTTTTACATATTTTTTGTCATAAAGAAAATATGTGAGCCGGGGGTGGCGCGGGCGCGGGGCGCGCGGCGCGGATTTTTTCCCTAGTATAAATGGGTAATGGTTGAATTGCGGTTCTCGTCAGGAATAGGTGGTATGAAATTGTAAATATAACTGAATTCTAATTTTATGTAATTATTGGGAGTACAACAATATCGTTCGTTACCGATTACACAACATTTCATTACACTCGGACAATCCATATCCGTTTTACAAAATTCACCATTTCGAAATATATATGCGATTGAAACCACTAGAAAAAATATGAACGATTCAATGCTCGTTTGGGTGAGGTCAGTCATACCCCATCTTACGAATTCTTCATTTGAGAATGGGTATACACCTTTTCTCATATTTGATGCGCAAAGTAACCGTTCCAATCCATTCATTTCTGACTGCGTATGGGTCGCTTTCATTTGTTCTATGAGGAGTTGTTTCGGCGGAGGGTGTATGAGACGCATGCTATTATACATATGGAATGGAGCGATTTTTATGGGTATAAAAAAACAAGAGGATAGGATGTAAAATAAATACATAATATTACAATTTGTAAAATGTCTTTATATTTATTACATGGGTGGGATTCTTATGCCCCCCCCGCCGCACCCCCTACGGGGGTGTCCTATTTAAAGTCATAAACCCTGGTATTCATATATGACTATTTTGTAATAGAAGTATAAATGGATTATTATAATCCAGAAATATCGGATTTATATGATGTATATTCAATAGAAGAATGTTTTTTATATCATAAAGAAGATGTCAACCTAGAAAAGAAGAAAACCGAAAAACATTTTTTTTTGTGCGATATTTATTCGAATCATGAACGCGATTTTCTTTATGACAAAGAAGACGTGAATTATATAAAACAATATACGCCCTTATATTTGAAAGATGTTCTCATTCAAAGTTTTCAACCATATAAATCCATGTCTTTCAGAAATCCCAAGTATACGTATTTTATCAAAGGTCAAAATATATATCGAATAGAAAATGATTCACCCCTTCCAAATGAAGAATCAGACCCCTTCCAAAAGAGTCGAATGGAGAACCTTAGAGAAATATATCAAACACAAAAACGAACGGCGCGCAAAAAACACATTATTTTCTTAGAAACCAATTATTTAGAACATTATTTTGAAGAAACCACAATATTCATCATATCCAATCAAACGATGACAATTGACGCAATGTTTTTAAAAAATGGAAACAGAGATAAATATACCTTTGTGATTCCTATAGAGTATCCTTTGGTACCCCCCTATGTATTCATAAATGATGTCCCATATATGAATCTTATAAAATGTTGTCACTTAGAACGAGTGAAACTCATCATTGGAAAATATACTAGATATTATAGACCGTTTTTGAATTGTATTTCGTGTGCTTCATTTGTAAATGCGAAAAATTGGGATGAAAAAACGAGGTTTTCGGATATTTTTTTAGAATGGTTCTATATTCGTCATATGAAACAAATCGTTTCGTATGAATTAGGTTTGGATTCTTTGAGACTGGCTAGACCATTGGAATCGGATATCATAGGTTGTATTATGGAATACTTATTTCAACCATTCATAATCCCTTTATGACAAACTATCTTGAATTTTCTAATGTTCTCAATCGTTCTTCTAAATTTTGGATGTGTTGTTGTTGTTGTTGAATGGCACGAATCAAAACCGGTATAAATCCTATATGTGACAACATTAAAGTAGTTGTATTATCATCCTCTAAACACTCATGTACTACTTCTGGTAGTATCGGTTGTACATCTTGTGCTATGAGACCTATATGAGTTGGATCGCCTTCATTTTCTTCTTTCATTAAATATCTGGATGGCTTTAATTGTAATATTTCATTTAGACCATAGTCTAATTCAGTAATATTTTTTTTTAATTTTCGGTCACTTCCAATTTGAAATCCAGAAGTGTTATTGTTTATTCTTCCATATTGAGTAGTACCTCCAAAAAAAGTGTGATTTTCCCCATTTACATTTACTTGGTATCTTAACGTATTAGCATTAATACCGAAGCCAAAAAAAGCAGTTGCTGTGGCAACTGCATCAGTAACACCTCCATCCCAAAGAACCAACAATTTATTATTTGAAGCGTTTGCTTGATTTACACGCATACTATTTTCTATCCCTAACATCTGGGTAGGCGTATTTGTACCAATCCCTACATTTCCATCATATCGAATCATCATCCTAGGATTAGCAGGCCCAACCCCAAAGAGGTGACACCAGAAACGTATATTTTGACTATAATTACCGTCATTTGGCGCAGGAGCATTCACTGATTGTAATTCTATTCCAGAAAATCCAGCAACACCAACTGAACCGGCACTTCCGATTCCTATATAACGACTGCCTGCTTGGTCCCATCCATTCGTAGTATTCCCTAAAATAATATTTCCATTTACTTGTAATGCTTGTTGATTCAGAGTTGTAGCAACACCTAATTTTCCAGATATAGAAACATTTACACTCGCAGTTCCAAGTTGGATTTGGTTACTCGTACTACACGTCGCGCTTGTACCTATCGCTACAGAATTCGTAAATGTACTAGCAGTTGCTCCGTAACCTATCGCTATAGAGTTTGAACCGGTTGAAACACTTTCTCTACCAATGACTATCGAATTAAGAGCTAAATTACTGATTCCTGCACTCGTTCCTACTGCTACGGAATTCGAACCTTGACTCGTAGCTCCCGCATTAATACCAATTGCCACGGAATTTGCCAATTGTCTTAATTGTCCCGCACCATAACCAACTGCTACGGAATTACTGCCTTGACTCGTCTCTGAAGCAAGAGCGCCAATGGCTACAGATAAGTTGCCTTGATTATAACGTCCAGCACCATAACCAACTGCTACACAATAAGAACTTTGACTACTAGTTCCAGCAGTGTTTCCTATTGCTACAGTATCTGCACCTTGACTAGTAGTTCCAGCATTCGTTCCTACTGCTACGGAATTCGAACCTTGATTCGTATTTCCAGCACTCGTTCCTATTGCTACAGCACTTGTACTTTGACTCGTCAATCCAGCATTTGTTCCTATTGCTATTTTCGTTCCATTAACTAATAAGTTACCATTCACTTCTAGACCCCCATTGACTAATAAAGAACGATTGCCTATATTAAATCCAGGGTAAGTTAAATTACCAATGACTACATTCCTACTTGTAATATTCCCCATAACAATAGTCTGTTCTGCGGTTCCAACCAAAATAGCAGTACCTTCTCCGTGAAAAGACATCTAAATAAAATAACTTTATATAATATATTCATAATAAAGGCCGTTGATTTTTGGTATGTCTTAAAGGTGCCGGCATGATCAAAGGAATACGGTCAATGATATCTAAATGTTTCAAATCTTTTAGTTGTGGTTGAACAGGCGCCATAGGTGTTACTAAATTTGTCGAACCAATCCCTTTTAAAGAAGATTCAATGTCGGCAAAATTGCGCGACAAAGCAAAAGGCCCGATTTGACCTCCCAGTAATCCGTCTCCGGGTAAATGATTTGTAAAAGCCTGTCCATTCCCTTGATTCATAAACATAGAATACAATCTTTGTTCTTGACGTCCTCGTTCTTCGGATTCATAATTTCCACGATCGTTTTTATTGCGTGTAGATGCCATATATTCTACACTCATATATTGTATAAAGGAAAGCATCTATTTATTTATAATTTACTATAAAGTGTTTCATACAAATGACAATCTGTAGGGTTCTCATACAACAAAATAAAATCAGAAAAGTAGTCATATGTTAAAAGAACACATAACCCTATTTCTAAATCTTCTGATAAAAACCGACCCGCCGCTTTACAATACAATTCGCAAAATTTAGCGTTTGTTTTGGTGGTTTCATATATATGTTTCATACCTATTTTTACTGCCTCTTCGTCATACATCAGTTCGTCGTATGTGATTGGATCACTTTCTTTCCATTCTTCGTATTTTTGTTCTAAAGGTTTCGTATCCATTTTGAAATAATTACGAAACACATGTCGATATTCAGAATTATTATTATACATAATAATAATTTTATTCAACACCTTTTTAATATTATTTTTGGATACATTATATTTGGTTCATTTATACCGGTAAAGATTTGAAATGTCCCATTTTTATTCTTCAAGGGTTTAGTATCTCAACCACGAGAATTTTCTCACACGACGAGATTTCTTCAAGGATTTGCTTGGTTTCTTTCCGGATTTTTTTCTGTATCTTTTTCCGGTTTTTCTAGGTCGTCTTTTACCGCCAGTCATTTTATTCGCTTCATTTGTAGCATCGCTATTTTCTGCTGCGCGAGCAATAGCACCACTGGTTTGTACTCCACTATCGACGGGAGATGCTTCGCTCAAAATTTTGCTGTCTAATAAACTCATTATATATATTTAAAAGATATTTATCGAACACTCATTTCTCTTTCAGACGCACCTCCACGAACCCATCCATTCATTGCTACTTCTTCTACTGAATTCGCAGGGTTTGTAATTTGCGCTCGTAAATCATCTCGTAAAGGGTAATTCTGGTAATCAATATAAGGTTTTTCAGAAACAGTCGCAACACTTTTTAAATCACGAATCATTTGTCCTTGTTGAAGTTGTGCTTCTAAAACGGGATCTCCGCCACCTCTTCCTAAATAAGGAACGGTTCGGAAAGCGCGTTCAAACAACTGGAGTTTTTCTGTAGGACGTTCGCTTTCGACTTTGTTAAATAATTTGGATTCAACATCAATCACAGAAGGACCCACTGAAAACCCGTTGCTTACGACAAATCCAGGAATTTCACTTGCGAATTTCACTTGAGATGTAGAAGCAGAATTGCTAAAATAATTGGCTACGCTATAGTTACCAAAACGAGTATTTTGAACATTTTGTTGGGTTTGGTCAGGAGCATCTGCTTTTAAACTGGCCATTGTATTAAAAGTATATGGATGAAGAGATGACATATAATATAATACAATAAAATAAGTAAAGGCAAAAGTCATACACTCTTGGGAATGTATACCCTTTGCACTTTTTACACCTTGTAACGTTTCAAATACCCAAAGGGTATAGTTATTCGAGAACTGTACTGCGAATCGACGTTTCACCAATAAGTCGCCTCTCTATATGAATTCTGCCTAAAAGGGAGAATGATCGGTGTTTCACTTTGTAGTAAAGGTGTAAAGAGTCTAGCTAGAGTGTCAAATAGGCATGTATATGAAAACCTATATTACATGATGTGCCTGTCTAAATTACGCGCACAAGCGAATGAGTTACCTTCTTTACAAGACACCATGCTACCGTAACAAAAATCGGCGAATCCAGCTTGGTCATTTGGAATAGTCGTAGAAGCATTGGAATAAAAAGGTTGAAGCGATTGTTCAAAAACAAATTGTTCTCCTAAATCTGAAAATAATTTATTTGCGATATCTGGTTGACCAGGATTTTGGTCAATCACGAGCTGTTTTGCCTGTTCTAGAATCGTTTGGTTGGTTTGTCTATTAAATGCCGGTGGCGCTGGTTTTTTATTCGGATGATAATCATAATCGGGTAATAATACGTTTGAAAACGGGTTTGTATCGGTAGGGGTATCGAATGTATCCGCAGTATTGATATTTTTGTCCTGTAAAACAGCTAAAGCCGGATTTTCGAATCCTTCTATTTCTTTTGTTTTTCCCAATAATTTTCGGCGCAATTCTTTTTGACGATTGTAATAAAACATATAAATAGCCCCCAATGATAATAACCCCACTAAAATAATACGAAAACTACGATAATATAAAAAGAGCGCAATAATTAAGACTAAAACACTTCTTGTAATCGCATTTAATTTTTGGTTAAAGGTCATGTCTAAAACGGGGAAAAACTCGGTGATATATTTTCCTTGTAAGAGAACATTTGGATTATCTGACCAAAATGGAACTACTAATTCATTTAATAAAAATAAATGATTGTTTGAAATATCCGTAGTATCAGTATTAAAATCACTTGCTATTAGAGACATATATATAATGACAACTATATATTTGTAGAGGAGTGAATCCGCGTATTACATCTCTCCTATACATCTTTCGTTAAGAGAACCAATGGATAGTTAGACTGAATTGCCTTCTAAATATATCATCCCCCGCACCCCCAGTTGTCATAAAGGAATTATGCTGTGGATTGTTCCTTTGGGACAGTTCTCTCCGGATCTTTGTATAAAGAAACGCCGAGTCTACTTTTGATACATTTCTTGTCGATTTGAAAACTCTGTATCTTTTCTTTTTGTGGAACGATGTGAATGACGCATTTGGATTTTTCGCCGTAAAGAGGCTCGGTACAACCTTTCTCGGTAGTGGGGGGCGGGCGGCTTCGCCGCCGGGTTGTTCTCGCCATGTTTTTTAGTTCTTTATACGATTTTGTACACCGCGATCTAAAATGTTCATACCTTTCGCGAACATCTGAATACGATAGTCCCGATTTCTTTTTCAACATGGTATTTATCAGTTCGTGTAATTCATATACATACTTAGAAAAGGTGTATCTCGAATTCATTTTGTCCCATGTTAATGGGAGTTTTTTGAAATTTTTCTTCAAATTCTTGCGACATTTCCCACAAGGAAGGACATATTGTAGATTTAAAATAAATGCTTGGTATCTCTTCTTATCGTCACAAGATGGATGTACGGGATAATTGAAACTCATGGTATGTAAATAATGCCACATACTAGGACCCCATACGGTGGTCAGCATACCATCGCCGCTATTATATTCATCTGCCGTATAAACCTCGGGCTTTGTTTTCATTTATATATGCGTAGATATTTTAGCTAAGTTCGGTTTATTTCACAAAAATAATATAAAATGGAAATATATATGGCGAATATTATTACTTACGTAGATTCTCTTTTAAAACCCTATTATAAATATTTTATCGTGTTTTTCTTATTTGTTCTCTTTGTGACAGTCGCCCGATTTACTTACCAAGCATATGTTACAAAAGTAAACAAAGAAACCGCCAACATAGCGAATGCGAATAATATGAAACCTATCACATCGGTTTATTTTTTCCATGTAGACTGGTGTCCACATTGCGTGAAAGCCATTCCCGAATGGAACTCTTTCGTTGAAACGTATAATAACAAAGATGTAAATGGATATCTTGTCCAATGTTATGATATTGACTGTACCGATGATAATGGAGAAGTCACCGTTCAATTTGACCCAATTACAGGAAAACATACTGGAATGAACCCGACTCCTGTAAAAATCTCCGAATTGATCAAAAAGTACAATATTGATTCTTATCCAACCATTAAATTAACTAAAAATAACAACGTCGTGGATTTTGAAGCGAAAGTCACAAAGCAGAATTTGATTCAGTTTGTAAACAGTGTGTAGGTTCGGTATCATCCGCAAACCATCGTTTATAAAACGTCTGGAAGGTTTGATTCCCCAGTTTAACTAAATCCTCTCTTTCTTTTTGTTGATAGATAACTTCGAACAAATAGTTGTATGAATTGGTTGTGTTGTATACTATAACTTGGTAAGGGAACGATTGGGAATGGTCATTCTGAAAAATTGTATAGTGTTTTATAATATTAAAGAAAATATAAAAAATGAAATCGAATATGTTGGTAGATGGTCTCACTGGTTGTTCCTGTTCAGTTTGAGACATATTTCCTATAGAAATACCGAGAACTTCTTCTGGGTTCTCATATACACATTTTGTAATTGGATAATTCAATAAAAATCCTCCGTCAATATAACAATGATCGTCTTTCATACAAGGGGTAAATATGAGGGGTATCGAACAACTCGCGTGTAAGGCCTGAATCACGGTCCATTCGGGGTGTGTCTTATAGGAAATATCTACGAGTTGGAACTGATATAGTAACGTGGTATATATATGTATATCTATACCATTATAATCATATAGTTCTTTCATTGTAATATGAAGGGGCAATTCTACTGATTCAAAAAGAGGGGTGAATATTTTCTCGAAAAATCCTTGATGGATGATCCCTTTTTCATTATAAACATCTAAAATAGAGAACCTGTTTTTTTTAAAGAGGGATTCCCAGGGGCGTTTTATAAAATAATTGCGAATTAATAGGGGGTCTATTTTAAGAGAAAATGCGACGGCTATCATAGACCCCACCGACGTGGCGTGTATCGTTTCAATCTCATTCATATTTAAAAAATCGGTATGAATGGCTTCTAATAAAATACCTATCATAGAAAGCCCCCATATAGCCCCCCCCGAAAGAACCAAATGTTTTATTTTTCTTTGTGATTTTTCCATTTCTTTTCCATAAAAAATAGTAAAGAATAAAATTTATATTTTTTTTCGGTTGTATTATATAGAGAATGTCTTGTTTGTTGTATGTTACAGATGAAGAAGCTCGTAAAAAGATAAATATTGATGATTTATATGAAAAGAAACACCAGAAAGATTTGAAACAATTATCTATTTTCAACAAAATTTTGAATCGAATCCACAAAAGGATCGAAACCACCTCCCGCAATCGTAGATTAGACCGACACATTTGGTTTGTTGTTCCTGAATTCATTTTTGGAGAACCGAATTACGACCAAGGGGAATGTCTCGGTTATTTAGTAAGCAAATTGGAGGAAAACGGGTTTTTCGTGAAATATGTACATCCAAATACCCTTTTTGTTTCTTGGGAAAATTGGATACCATCCTATACTCGAAATGAAGTAAAGAAAAAATTAGGCGTAGTTCTCGACGAAAAAGGAAACATTCTTGAAAATCTAAAGGATACCCAAATCGAAAGTCATGATCCGAATGTTCGAATGATGCAAATCAATGCTAAGAAAGATCAACGCCAATTTACTCCTATAGGACAATATAAACCCACCGGAAATCTAGTGTATGACCCTGAAATGTTTGAGAAATTAGAAAAAAAAGTTACATTTTCGGATATGCCGCCCCTTTAGGACCTATCTATACATTTGAGAGGGAGCGGATTTTTCATTGGTGTAAAATTGAATTAAATATATATTTTATAATAACTATAAGACCTATTGATGAAATCCATCCCAACCAAACAAACTGTTTCACAACAACGGAATGATACTGCTGACTGCGAATTATCCATCATGGATAGTTTGGAAAATTCTTTAGCACAGTGTTCTATTTCAGATATTCAATTGTCTGAAAGATGTTCTAGAGATTCGCCACCGATTTTTGTTGCCGGTTGTAAAAATACTTCTTCTTCAAAAACAAAAAAGAAAAAGATGGTATTATCAACGATCGATAAACACAAATTATGGGAAATCTTTGATAATGACAAACAACCTACCAATGATTTAGAAGAAGTGTATCATAAAGAGAATGTATGTCAATTGTGCGAATCATTGTTAATTCTAATGGATGACGGATTCCCGACATGTACCAATGAACGGTGTGGATGGATGTTTCGTCATGTCTTGGATTATTCACCTGAATGGCGATTTTTCGGCGCGGATGATAAAAACACGAATGATCCTACCCGGTGCGGTAATCCAATCAATCCTTTATTAGTAGAATCTTCTTTCGGTTGTAAAGTGTTATGTAATCATAAATCTTCGTATGAGATGAAAAAGATTTCAAAATGGACGTCTTGGCAATCTATGCCTCATAAAGAAAAATCTCTTTATGACGAATTTCAATTCATAACTACGATGGCGCAAAATGCGGGGATACCTAAGATTTTCATCGATGACGCCATGTCGATTCATAAAGATATTTCTGAACAACAAATGTTCCGCGGTTTAAACCGCGATGGTATTAAATCCGCTTCCATTTATATTTCTTGTAGAATGAATGGTTGTCCGAGAACAGCACATGAAATCGCTGAGATATTCAAGTTAGATAAAACGAGCGCTACGAAAGGGTGTTCGATGGCTGTGAATATTTTAGCAAATATTGATCGGGGTTCTGACTCGCTGAGTGAACTATGCGCTACAAAACCGAGCTCTTTTATTGATAGGTTCTGTAGTTTACTCGGCGTAAATCACGAATTGACTTTATTATGTAAATTTATTGCTAATAAAATAGAACAATTAAATATTATTACAGATAATACTCCTCATGCTATCTCTGCTGGGATCATCTTCTTTGTATCTCAATCATGTAATTTAAATATTTATAAAAAAGATATTCATAATAAATGTGGAGTAAGTGAAGTTACTATTAATAAATGTTATAAAAAAATGGAATCTATTCGTAAAGACCTTATTCCAAGTTGTATTTTAGACAAATATTCATAATTATTTTAGACCAGTGTACAAATTATAATCTAGAAGGAAACCTGTTTGTTTTTCCTATTTATTTTTTTCCCATTTATTTTTTTCCCATTTTATTTTTTTCCTATTTATTTTTTCTCATTTTATTTTTTTCCTATTTATTTTTTTCCTATTTATTTTTTTCCTATTTATTTTTTTCCTATTTTTGTTTGGTTGATAAATTTCTCATATCATACTTTTTTTTTGTCATAAAGTATAAT